TATGTACTTCTCTGATATCCTTATAGTTCCTTTGATTTCGCTTGATAAGATATCCTTAGTGTATTTTACCAGCTCCGCAGTCATTTGCTGAGCCTCAGCCTGCTTTCGCTCGATATTCTGTTTGACAGCTATCTCAGCCTCAGAAGTGATGATATATACGTCAACTGGCTTCTGCTGTCCAAATCTCCAGCATCTACGCACTGCCTGATAATAGCTCTCGAAGCTGTCCGACAGTCCGCAGAATATCATTCTTCTGCAATGCTGCCAATTGACTCCAAATCCGAAGCACTTCGGCTTTGTTATGAGTATCGGTCTTTCTCCTGCTTTCCACCTGTTATTGTATTCAACTTTAAGCTCAGGCGGAGTATCACCGCGAATCGAGAAACACTTATCTCCGAGTTTCCTTTCTAACTCGTCCTGCTCCGCGTTGTAATCACACCATATGAGGGCTTGTCCGCCTGCTCCTTCGGCAATTTCCTTTGACTTTGCTACTCTGCGCTCAAGGCTCTCTTTCCTTGCCTCTCTACGCTCGGACAGGCTCTCAGCTGTCTCAGCAAAAAACATCATCTGTCCGTCGTCTGTCTCTCTGTCACCGCTCTCGACCTGTACCTCATAAATATTTAAAGGCGGTAAATCATATCCGCCTGCTTCATAGCCGAGATCTGAGGGAGAAGTCATGCAGCAAGCCCATGAAGCTATCCACTCGAAAAACTTTGACTTTGCATGACCTTTGAGACGCCATTTCGATGTATTTTTACCGTCATGTACAAAATACGTCGCAAGCATCTCGGTCTGAGTCATTATTCCTAAGAATTCAGCGTGATTTCCTATTTCCATGAAGTCATTCGGCGCAGGTGTCGCAGTACAGCACAGCTTATACGGAGTATTTTTGAACATCTCCGTCAACGCTGTTTTAGTTGCGCCTGTCGAGTTTTTGAGTATGGAGCTTTCATCGAGGATAATGCCCTCAAATGTCTCTGGCTCAAAATGCTCTATCATCTCATAGTTAGTGATATTTATGCCCTGCTTAACGTCGGACTGCTTACGGCAGATATTAACCTCGATGCCAAACTTAACGCCCTCTGCCTTTGTCTGCGATGCTACTGCGAGCGGAGCTAATATCAGCACATTTCCGCCTGTATGCTTGCATACTTCCTCTGCGAAGGATAACTGCTGTAAAGTCTTACCGAGTCCGCAGTCCTCAAAAAGGCAGGCTCTGCCTTTTCTCAGCGCCCAGTGTACTATATCTCTCTGCCACTCAAAGAGATTCTTGTTATATGTTGATTTATCGCTCTCGAATCCGCTCTCCTGTATGCTCGTCAGCTTCGATTCAATAAAATCTCTGTATTTACTCATTATTTTCCTCTTTTCGGCTTTAAAATGTCATTTGACCGTCAATAAACCATTTAAGCTCTTTTTCCTTCTGCATTCGAGCTTTTTTGTATTCATTGTATTTTACTCGGTATTCATAGCTTGCTCCAAAGATATTCCATGCCGCCTTGACGACATTCGGCTCAAATGGCTTTATTTTCTCAAGGTCCTCGATAGCTTTATATGAGATAGGACATCCGCAGCATCCAGTTCTTGTCAGTCCGTAGACCTCATAAGCATCTGAATATTTAATATTATAGTGCTCTTTATACCATGCCTTGTCGTCATCCTTGACGTAGTATAGAGGTCTTAATCTATACTGTCCGCTGCTTGTCTCTGTAAAGCACATTGTAGTGCAGTCCTTCCTCGGTACGGACCTCATGCCGCCCTCGTCTCTGCGTTCTCCTGTTATTATCATCTCATAGCCTTTTTGTATGTTATGAGCTGGCTGCTTCTTGCAGTAGTCGCAGCACTTTGCAGATACTTTAAAATCAGGCGGATATTCCTTGATAAAATCCAACATATACAAGCTCGAATTGATAACAAGCTGAATGTTAGGACGAGGATCTCCGTCCTTATTACAACAGCATAGAAAGTTTATCAAAGATTCGCAGTTCGGATAGCGCTCTCTGAGTTCTTGCCGCTTCGCCTGCTTATCCTCTGCTTCGTTATATTCGTCAGCTATTGAAAGAGGGACTCCCTTTTTCTGCCATTCCTCGAAGCCGCCTGACATAATCTTAGATACAAAAGGAATGCCGTACTTCCGCGCAGCTTGTACAATACTGATTTTAGGTCTCACAGTCTCAATATCGACTCCGTACTTTTCAGCTGTAGCCTTTACATGGTCCTTAGTCGCTTTCATTTCGAGCCCAGTATTGAAAAATACGTACTTTATAGGCGGCAAGTCAAATAATCGCCTTGTCTGCTCTATTAAATCTATCATGATATCACTGTCAGCGCCGCCGCTATATGAACATATAGCATTCGGATGCTCTATAAGTCTCTTGGCTATTATGCTTTTGATAGCCTCAAATTTCTCTGGAGCTTCAAAGTCCGCATAGGGCGGTCTATCAGTATATACCCTGCTCCTGTATTCTTCACTCATGTATAAGCCTCTTTTCCAGCTCCTCGAGCTCATGATGATATATCACAAGCCTTGCAATTGCATAGCCTTTGTCGTAGGCGTCCTTGACAGGATCGCAGCTCAGAGCTATGCTTTCCCATACTCTTATATTGAGCTCAATATCCTTATGCTCTGCCTTGTACTGCTTTCGCTTCTCGATGTAGTCCCAGCTCAGCTCGATAGGGACTAAGAGCATAGCGAGAATAGCTAAGGCTATGAGCGTATACATCATTATTCTGATGATGTCCATTTTTCTATCTCCTTTATCGGTATAACTACTTCTGTCCTACTGTTTTTATCTAATATAGCAGCGGTCTCCATTACTGCGCCGTCATTCCCATGCTGGAAGCTTATGCGGATTATCTCCTGATAATAGCTGCCCTTGTAGCTTACTGGCAGGCGACAGAGAAAAGCTTCTTTCGCTTCTTTAAATGTCATAGTATGCCGCCCTTCTTATCGCTTGATTATCGTCCATGAGTTTCAGCTCGGTCTCTGTAGGAGTATCGCCCTTGATGCCTGTCCACCTATTGAAGCCATTCTCTTCGAGCTCGGCTCTCAGCTTCTGCTCAAAGGGACGGAGCGCCAGTGCTGTATAGACGTTCCATGCTTCGACGGCATTCCCATATTTTGTTATTTTCTGGCTGTCATCGTGTCCAGTTATTATTTTTGCAGTCCCTTCGGCAGGATTGCTCTCGAATGCAACGTCTCTTATTTTCAGTTTCATCTCAGCTTACCTAATACATCTTTTGAGATAGCGAGGAGGCTGTCGCCTGTCACATATACTCGCTGATCGTCAGCATTATCCCAGATTATGGTAACGTATTCCAGATCATACGGAGACCGCACAAGCAAATGATATGTCATGTCGATGATATGTGAGTCTATCGCCTGCGCAAGCGGCAGGAGCTTTTCCTGTATAAATGCTTTCTTCTCGTCGTACATCTCGTCGTCAGTCATCATATTTTCTCTACCTCCTGCGATAATTCATAAGCAGCTGTCAAATGTTCAAATATTTGCTTTGTCATATTATCAGCCTGCATTTGCTTTTTGCGTAGTTCCTGTCTCTTGCTTTGTAACCTCTTAACCATATCAGGCGCTATCTCCATAAAATCAGACGTTGATGTATACTCGGGCATATCTTTCATACATTCAGCCCATGCCTGCCCGATGACGTCCTGCTCCTCGACAGTCTCTATCTTCTCCACTGGAGTGATTATTTCTGTCTCGGTATTCTTTTTCCTTCCCATTTCGGTATTATTCCTTTCTGGCTGTGACTGTATCCCAGTCTATGCCCTGCGCGGTGACACTGTGATAAAACTGCCTCAGAGCTGCCTTGACTCTCTTCTCGTATTGCTCCTTTTGTGCAGGTGTGCGCTTCGGAATATGTACGGTTATTCGTGCGCGGCTTGTCTCATACTCTACCTTGCGCTCGCTCTCCGTCTCTGTCTCTGTCCAGTTCCTGATATTGTTTCTCATGGTATCACCTCTTCTGAATTGTTTTAGTTTAGTTTTCCTAAACTGACGGCGTAAAAAAATAAGATGATATATCTATTGGTTCAATTAAGAGTATAGACGCTGCTTTGTATATCTCGGGCTGAGTCCATTGCGATTTATTATTGAGTTTTGCGGATAATGTTGCAGCTGAAAACTCCATGCGCTTTGCGAATTCCTCGTTAGTTGTGCATATTTCTTTTATACGCCCTCTAAGCTTATTATACTGAAACGACACTCTATCACCGTCCTTTCGTTCAGAATTTCTAAACTCAGTATATCACGCAAATTTATACTTGTCAAGATGTTTTTTTAAGTTTTTCTAAACTTTTTTTAGTTTCACTTGATTTTTAGCGTTTTATATGCTATTATGTTTATAGATTCTCGAAAGGAGTGAGCTATTTTGGATAAATTCTGTAAACGATTAAAGCAAGCTATGCAGTTAAGGAAAATGAGCCAAACTGATATTTGTGAAAAGACTGGTATTCCTAAGTCTGCTATGAGTCAGTATGTCTCAGGCGCATTTGAGCCTAAACAAGAACGCACTTTTTTATTAGCTAATGCACTAAATATAAATGAAGCTTGGCTCATGGGATATGATGATGTACCGATGGAAAGAAAAAGCACTCCAATCATTCAAGATCGGAGCGCCGTGATAGATCGTATTAATGCTCTTTCTGATTCTCAGTTTGATAAGTTGGAGGGATATCTGGACGGTCTGCTGGAGGAATGATTCCGAATTCCTCTAAAATCTTAATGATTCTTTCTGTTCTTTCTTCTCTTGTCATGCTTCATACACCCTTATTATTATATTTCGTCAATATTCTATGATATTAACGATAACAAAGCGATATTCTCGCTTTTTATAAAAAAAGTATAGCAAATCGTATTTTTAAATTCAATAGAGTATATTGTCGAATTTTATTTTTGTGAAAGGAGTAATTTTATGAACGGAGTAGAAATATCACCTTTAGGCATAAAGACTCAATTTGATAATTATAATACTGATGCCGAATTAACAGAGTTTGAAAAAGAGGCTCTAAAATATGTTAAAGCATATTTTATCGAAAATGGAGCTGACTTTGATTCTCTGCGCTTTTGCCGCAGGAGTGAGAATTATTTATCTGTTATCGCTCCACCTAATACAGATTTCTGCCGTATTAAAGTTTCGGAGCGTTCTGTGTGGTTTTCAGTTCATGGTGCAATATTATCAGAGCCTTTAAGAAATGACTCTCGCTTCGATGGAGTAAAAAAGTCCTTGCTACATTGGAAAGTTAAACTGAAAAGCCCTGCTGATTTTAAAGATAACTCGGATTTAATTCTTGAGAGCTATCTTGTGACTATTAATCAAAAATAGCCTCTGCGGTCCTCATTCTACCGCAAAGGCTATCTTCGGAGTTTTGCTTTATACAAAACAACAACAATATATGTCTGTATTATAGCATTGCTCTTTTTGTTTGTCAAGTCTCTGCCCCTGCTCCGTGTAGGGGCTTTGTTGAATTTGTTTATTCTGCCCTGTTTTTTCTCAACAGTTTATTATCCGTAATTGCGATTATACAATAGGTTTTTCAATGTGTACAGTTATTTATTAACTGTTGATTTTCAAATATGGCTATTTTTTAGAAGAGGAGTATGCTTTTTGTTTTTGATGTATTTGCGCAAGTCCAGAGCTGACGGAGAACATGAGACCGTCGAAGAGGTACTTGCTAAGCACTATAAAATATTGCAGGACTACGCCGCCGCTAAGCTGGGCGGAGCTATTCCCGAGGATAGAATATATCGTGAAGTTGTCTCGGGAGAGACTATACAGGATAGACCTCAGATGCTTCGGCTCTTGGAGCGTATCCAGAATGAGAGCATCGATGGAGTGCTCGTCGTAGATCCGCAGAGACTTTCCAGAGGAGACCTCTCCGACTGTGGTACTATTATCAGAGCTTTTCGCTATACTGATACTCTGATAGTCACGCCGCCTAAGACTTACGACCTCGGCGATAAATACGACCGTAAATTCATGGAGATGGAGCTCATGCGCGGCAATGACTATCTCGAATACGTCAAAGAGATAATGATGCGCGGCAGGATAGCTTCTGTGCAGGCTGGTAATTATATCGGCTCTGGCTCTCCTTATGGCTATGATAAAGTTAAGGACGGCAGGACGTTCTCTCTCGCTCCGAATTCAGAGTCTGATACTGTCCGCCTGATATTTGAGCTCTGGACTAAGGACGGACTCGGGACGACGACTATTGCTCAAAGGCTCGATGCTCTGCATATCAAGCCGCGAAAGTCAGAGCGCTGGAGCTCTGCAAGTATCCGCGATATGCTCAAAAATCCAATTTATATCGGTAAAATACGATGGAATTTCCGTAAACACGTCAAGCGCTATGAGGACGGAGTGCTCGTCTCCTCTCGACCTCACGCCGCCGCCGAGGACTGGATACTCGTAGACGGTAAGCATGAGCCTATTATCTCCGAGGATATATTCAAGGAAGCTCAGCAGCGCTTCGGACAGCTTCCTAAGACTAAGCCGAAAATGAAGCTCAATAATGCTTTCGCTGGTATCATGCACTGTTCATGCGGCAGAGCCATGATATACCGCCCTGAGCGAAAGTGTGAGGACCGTATACTCTGCACTAATATGAAGTATTGTAATAATCGCTCTGCGATATATGCAGAAGTCGTCGAAGAGGTACTCCGAGCCCTCAGAGAGCTTGCAGAAGATGTCCGAGATCTGATAGGATCTCCGCAGAAGTCAAGCGAAGCGCAAAAGGCAGTTACTGCCGCTCTCGTCAAAGAGCTTAATGCTCTGGAGACTCAGCAGGAGCGCTTATATGAGTTCCTCGAAAAAGGCATATACAGCTCCGAGGTATTCGTCAAGCGTAATGCTGCGTTATCGCAGCGTCGCTCAGAGCTTCAAGAGGCTATCGCAGAAGCTAAAGAGCTTGAGAGTGTAGATGTAGACTATAAGCAGAGATATATCGCTCTCATGGACGCTATACAAGCTCTGGAAGATGATAGCGTGAGCGTAGCTGATAAGAATCGCCTGCTCCGAGTTGTTATCAAGGATATAACATACCGCCGAGAGACGACTGTCCGCGGAAAATGGCAGAATGTCCCTTTTGAACTTGATATCGAGCTTTTATAACTATCATTTACATCATTAATGAGCTAATTCGTAAGTACATTAATGATAGATAAGAGATTTTCAACAAAAAAGCCCCTCCAATAATCAAGGAAGGGCTTTTCTTAATCTAATTTAATTTGATGCGTTAGCTTTTGGCTTTTGGAGATTGCCTATATATCGGCTTTTATTAACTTGCTTATAACATGCTAATAGACAATTAACGCATTCGTGCGTTAATTTAGATTATAAAAACACGCGCGTGTTTTAATCTCCGAGAAGTCCACTATACTGATGATCGTCAACTAATACTGAGAATTTGCCGTCGTAGATATCAATACTTATTTTCGGGCATTTTGGCTTCTCTGGCTCAGTTGGTTTCGGAGACTCTAAGGTATAGCCGTTCTTTCCTGCCGCCTTTATAGCTGTTGGATAGTCAATATATGCATAGTCGAGATCACAGTTGCCGCTTATGCCTGCGACTTTGCCCTTTCCGACTATATCGTTTTGAGTTCCTGTGACTGAATACTGCCATATGCCATACGGCTCTTTATATGTAGTAGAGCTTGCATAGTGTGCGAGCCATACTGCATATCTTGTACGGACTGACTTGTCTATGTAGTTTTCAAGGAATGATTTATAAGAGTATATGCCTACCCAGTATCCTGCGGCTTCGAGAGCTTCACAGAACGCTTTGCACATCTCAGTGACTTTACCCATGCCGAGGCGCTGAGAATTCTCCTCAATGTCAAAGTAAATAGGATATTCAAACTTTTTACCTTTGAGAACTTCAATACAAGCTGCCGCCTCGTTCTTTACGTCCTCGACAGTCACTGCGTAGCTGTACCAGTATGCACCTATCGGAATTCCGAGTCGCTTACACTCTGAATAGTTACGCTCGAACTGCTTATCTTTCTGAGAAGCGAGCCTGCCATATCCTGCTTGCAGGATTGCGAAGTCTATCTTCTCTACGTTTTTGACTGTATCCCAGTCTATAACGCCCTGATGCACTGATACATCAATACCCTTTTTCATTTCTTATCCTCCTTTTCGTCGTTGTTTACATTTTTGAGTCTCTTGAGAAGCTTAGTTATCCAGCCTGCCGCATCTGGATTGATTTCGGCATAGTTCTCAAGGATTGATATTGTCTCCATGATAACTATATATCCGAATACGAGGATAGCTGCGACTGTTCCTGTTATTTTGCCGAGCTCGTCAGCCGTGTAGTATCTTCCCAGCTCTTTTATGCCGATTTCGAGTCCGCAGGCTGTAGCCATGACGATTATCTCGCCGATTTTATTTAAGCCGCCCTTGCGCATCTTTGTGCTCGAGAGCGTTCCTGTGGTATATCCTTTGATTATTCCTGTTATGAAGTCCGACGCCGCCAGTCCTGTGACTATAGCGAGCATAATTAAATACTGCATTGCATATCCTCCTTTTTGATTTGGCAGGGACATTTCTGTCCCTGCCTGAACTCTTTCAAATTACCTTTTGAACGGATTATAATGCTTGTATCATCGCATACAATTCCTGATTTGTCGGAACGTATGGAACATATTTATCTGATAACTCAAATGCCGCTTTGTCACATATCATAGGATAGAAAGTATAGTTATATTGAGTCGAATATACTCCAGAGGGTATATATAATTCATAGACTATGCGGGTTGTGTCATTAGTAACCGTAAAGGTATAATCGTTTACACCTATATTATTCCATGATATAGCGGCACTACTATCTGTCATAATACCGAATTGTATATATATCGGTGTGGTGGTTGTATATACGACACCTTTTTTTACTATATATTCACCCTTTGGAATTGGTAAAGCGTCTGCATATGTTCTACTGCCAGATACGTTGAATGCATAGTTGTTATTACTTGTGCCAGTAACAGTTATGGACTTATCGGCATTAACAGTGTATGTTATACCATAAGCAGATGTTGTTGTTGTTGCTTTATTGATTAAATGGTTTTTAGCACCGCTGTCAACTAAATCAGCAACGTATGAAATATTGGTTTTATTCGTTTGGATTTGCTCCAATTCTGCCGCCGTTGCAAACTTATTTGTTGTGCTTGTATCATCGACAAGGTCTGCTGAGAGTTTGTGTGAGCTGTCAATTGCATTCTGCTTGCTATTCCATGTGTATTTCTCGCCTGTTGTGCAGAGAGATACATCCGTACCGCCGCTTGCTGCTGCTTTGCTCTCGTAGGTTGTATCTGTAAATACTGCGTTTGATGGGACGCTTTTTTCAAGTGAATAGCTCGTTGCTGTTGGAATGCCATTAGCGAAGTAAACAGGCTGAGTTGCTGAACCTGCGCTTGCAGTGTCGAGTTTCGCTGCGGATGTAGCAGAGCCGCCAGCTGTCGAAGCTCCTGCGTACTTCACTGAGTCTGCGAGAGCATGAACATCACTTGCTTGTGTAGGGACTGTAATATTAACTGCTCCAGAAGCTGGCACAAGAGGCTCATTATTGACTTTTACTATTGTAATTGGTACTTCTGGGAGCTCTGTCTTATCTGCTTTAAGGTTAAGGGCTGTTTGTGTAGCCGTTGATATAGGCTTGTTTAAGTCTGAGGTGTTATCACAGTTACCGAGTCCCACATCTGCCGCTGATACTTCGTGCGGATTGTCTTTGTCAGCTATGTGGTCTGCTATCTGCTCTCTTGCATATGTATCTTCTGAGGATACTTCGCCAGTTGCAGATATTTTCGCTTTGCCGTCTGAGGTTTCTTCGATGTTGATATTTGTGCCTGCTTCGAGTTTGTCGTATACACTTCCACCGCCATCCTCGACAATCTTATTGAGATACTTTTCAACTCTTGTGAGCGGCTTCTCGGGAATGTCGTCCGATGATGTCACGCCTGCAATGGCTGAGAGATACTCTTCCTCTCTGGTTAAGGGCTCAGAGGGCGGATTTGTGTTGTTGATGTTATCACTCATAGTTTTATCCTCCTTTATTATGCCCAGCTGGACCATGCCGAGCTGGTATAGTAACGTGTGACTCTCGTGCCGTCGATTGCTTCGGCGATCTGGATAGAGTCCGTCGAGCTTGTCTTATAAGCTCTCACGACTCCTGCGAGAGCGCTGCTGCCTGTTATCTCGGCATCGAGCTCTCCAGTCATAGTGCCCTCAAAAAATGATGCAAGGGCTGTATTGTCAATCGTAGCCTCTGCCATCTGAGGGACGACATCAAACAAAATAGCATCCAGCTCCGTGAAGTTATCATTGAACGGTGCCTGGCTTGCATAGTCGTCATCGGCTGGCAGGTTAAAATTAAAGTGTGTTGTCCTTGTGCCCATTGAGAATCTCCCTCCATGTATAGTTTTGCGCATCTGCCCACTTGTAGCTGCTCATACCACGCCAGAAGCGCATCTGCTTGAGCGTCATATCGTCCATTTGGTCTTTCATCGCTTGCATTTCGGCTTCCTGTTTGCCGAGCACTGTACCATTTGCGACGATGGTCTGAGACATAACAGGTGAACGAATGAAGCTGCCGCGCGAAGTACCGAGGACTACTTGCAGAGCTTCGCCTGTGAGCTCGTCCCTGCGTATTGATACTATTTTCAGATTGACATCGATGCCATACTGCTCGATATATACATTTCCTTCATATCCTACATCGAGATTCTGCAAATCAACAAAGTCCTTGTACTTAGGATCATTTTTAAGGTTTGCGATACTTACCTCGATTGAGACTGTCGGAGTGCTTACCGTCTGCCAGAACGCGAAGCCGTCCCTCATGAGGCAGCCCATTGCGTCAGGTGTCTCAGGATCATATGTGAAGTGCATTACTCTCGTCTTTTGATGATGTATTATCCATGTAGATCCAGTATAGGAGATAGCCCATACATCGCCGAAGTTGTCCTTGCAGATAAGCTCTGTTATCCACTCAGAACAGTCTATCTTGTAGGAGAGCTTTGTGAGATCTGTACCGAAGCGGAGCTTGAATGCTGGAGCTGTCGGAGCTCCTTCTTGAGTCGTATTTACTGACATATGGAAGTTGTCACGATAGAGCTGTCCGCCATAGCGAGTTGCAAGGCTGTTATCATCGCCAAAGATAGCTCCGATAACTGTCTGATCTTGTACTTTCGTTGTGACTGGTCCTGTTATATTGCTCGTGACGTCGAATGTGTACTCATTTGGCTCTGGCTGATGTGTCGGGAGTATCTCCTGACTGCGCTGGATAACTTCTCCGATATACGTGCCGCCGCTGACGTTCTCAACAGTGACTTCATCGACAAATCTGTCAAAGAGATCATATGTGATGTGCTTAGCGTGAGCTGTGATGTATGCCTGCTCCGCGTCCTGATAGATCTCTGTCTCATCTATGCGGAAGAGCTGACCATTCACTTTGAGGACGTTCTGTATTATGATATACGTCCACTTCTGATAGTCGTCAATCGGATGCACGATAGTTAAATCCCAGCGTCCGAGCTCCTCCTTGTCAGATATGCACTCAGTTGGTAAAAGGATCGCTAAGCCGTTATGATTGAAGCCGTCCTGCGGCTCGTTTATATCATAGACGTTGATTTGTCCAGGACGCTCGGCTTTTACTTCGCTGTATGTGAGCGCCTTTGGTATATCAATATTATTAAGCTTGCCGTCCTCTTCGAGTTCCCATGATTCTGCATATAGTATAATATCGCATTTCGTAATAGCTGAGACAGGGAGATTATCAACGCCCTCCACGGTGAATACAAATGCGAATGAAGTGATAGGAGCTATAGGCGTTAATATTATAGTTTCATCGCCTGCAAACCATCTATCATTTGATACTACGTCTTTCTTCTGTGAGAGTCGTCCGCTGTATCCTAATACAGCTACTTTCGGTCTGACTACTTCTGAATTGATTGTAGCCTCGATATCAAGCTCGAGTCTGAGGAGCGCCCAGTTTCCGAGCGTGATAGTCGTAGATGAGTTTGCTGCTGTTCTCACGCAGGAGCTATCACTTACGTATCTGTTAGCCTCTGTGATTGTACCGCTTGACAAGAGGCTTGAATCTATACTGATAACTTGTCTTATCAACGATATCACCTACCTTATACTGTAATATCGAAGCCGTCAGTGTACAGCTTGCTCGCGTTTATCATATCGACAGGCGTTTCGGGAATTGCCGATTGATTGCCGTTAATATACTGATAGGCTGATGTGATGCTGCTATCAGTTGAGCGAATGTCATTCTTCCATATACCCTTAGGAGCATTCACGGTAATTGTAGAGCCTGCTTCTGCTGTAGTTCTTAAATCTGCATCAATGACGTTCTGAACAGTGCTATCAAATGTATAATTGTTTGTAAGTGTCAATACTTCGCCGCCTACTATCTCTCCCTCGACTATGCATCCGCTTACTTGCATATTGCCAAAAGAGGTACACGGAGCGCTGTCGTCTATCTCCCAGCCACCATATGCCTCTTTGAATCGGCAGAAATATGCGTTGTGTGGTCTGTTGGATAAGTTTGAGCCTGCTGTGCAGATTAGCATATCATCTGAGGAAGGCATATCAAAGGCACAGCTTGACAGAATGTATCCATTCTGATGCGATCCATAGAACATCTTGCTTGAGCGATGTCCTTTAAAGCGGCAGTTCGACACTGCAAGCCCGTAGTCGTTAGCGATAGCACTATAAGAGCCAAAGCAGTATAGCAAGTAATCGTCTAAAATGAGATGCATAAAGTCAATATTTCGGACTGTCATACGCACGCCGCTATCATATGATGTCTGCGCCTTAAATATCGGCACAGGGTTCTGATAATGCGTTCTGAGATTGCGTATCATATGCCGCTGAGTCAGAGTGCCGCCGTCTATAATCAGCTTTTGATTCGTTGTATTGAAGTGAAATTCTAAGGTTTCTGCGACTCCCTCTGGTATTTCTATGCTACAGTCAATATTAGCTACAAGCTTTATACAAAGGAAGTCTGAGAAGGGACTTGATATACTCTCGTTCGAGATGCTTACTAAGTCAGCCCACGAGCCAGCCTCTCTTGTAATCAAAAGATCATCTCCCTTCTTAGTACCAGCGCTTGCGGATAGTCATAGTCGCCGAGCGCACACTCGAGCATGATATGATATTATCGCCTTTGTCTATCCTCGGGAATGGTCCTGCGGTGCATTGAGTGCAGGCGATGTTGACGCCGTCAGGTGTCGTATAGTATGCGACTTCGCCTTCACAATCAAGCGTGATGCTGTACGTCTCCAGATAGCTCGCGTCAACGATTGCCTGAGGAGTTGTGACGACTATCGTCTTTCCATTGCATACTATTGTTGTAGTTGTTGCTATTGGTTTTATAACTATCTGCGGATCGCAGAACACTGTACCATCATACTCGTATGATATCTCTGTATTTCCGATACTTCGAGTCTCTGATGTGTTACTGAATGCGAACGGCTCGACTGTAAATACGATAGGGAATTCAGCCATCATAAGAGCTACGCCTTTCGGATCAAGAGACTCGACGTAGCAATTGAGATACTCATTCGAGGCTGTCGAGATATTCAGAACGCCGTAGTCTCTGAGTTTCTCGTATACATCTCTGACCTTTGCAGGAGCTGCGTCAGCCAGTACCGCCTCGATGCTTAGGCTCTTGTTAGGATACCATGTCTTTTGTTTAGGCAGCTGTCGAGGTCTGCCAGGTATCGACTGATACTCCATTTCTGGCGCCCATGTAGGGCGGATAATGGGCTTTGTCACGATAATACCTAAGTTTCTGCTATCATAGCCGTTAAATATAAAATAGCTCATTTATCTGCCCCTTCCTTGCTTGACTCTTCTTTCGGCTGTATCTAAGTCCTCAGCCATTTTATAAACATCATACCTACTGCTGACTGTAGCTTGCACGCTGTTGTAGTAGTTGTTGATGATAGTATCTCCGCCTGCTCCGACAGCTGTATTCATGCCCGAAGGCGTGAGATTTGTAACGCGAACGCCGCCATTCATTACCTCCAGAAGCTCAGGACCTGCCTCCGCTACGATGCCAGCGCTGCCGTATGGTATGAAGCCGCCTGCGGCATGGAAGGCATATCCCTGACTCTTCCAATATTCATAATCTGCTTGACTGTTGATACTATGCTCGTTAATGAGATCATTGTTCTCGTATAGCAGTCGTGTCACTGCGGCTCTGAGCTCGCTGCTCATCTCTGCGAATGTCTGATTTGCGAGGATGTCTCCGAGATCCACGCCTGTCTGTGCCATAAACTCTTTGAGTGCAGTCGTGTCGAAGCCGTCTATCTGCGATAACTTCTCAATTATGCCAGTTTTTAACAGTTCCGCGCCTGTGAGCCCGTCGTTAGTCATCTTTGTGACAAGTTCTGTTATCTCGGCTTTGATTGCTGTATCTGCGTTCTTGATATTGTTATCTGTAGCCGCTTTTATCTTCTTTCCGACTTCGTCTATCTGGTCCTTGTAGTATTTGACAAGCTCGTCGGCGTTTTCTTTTGCTCCGTCAAAGGAAGCGATAGACGCTTCATCGATGCTTGCAAAGAGTCCCTGTGCTAAAGAATAATTGCCATTTGCGAGAGCCTGCTCCGCTTTCTCGAATTGCTCGATAATTTTATTATTCTGCTGGATAGCGGCTTTTTCTTTTGCGAGTGTATCTGATGCTGTAGTGTAGTTGATAAGAGCACTCTGAGCTCTTGCATATTCTTCCTGTGAGAGTATGCCCCACTGCTTTAATTGGTCTACATTGCTCGCGTTGACATTGCCTACCATGTCATAAGTAATATTTGAGCCGTACATCTTGCCGCCCTGTTCAAACATTGCTTTGACTTGGCTGTTAAGGTTACTCAGATAAGCTTGGCTCTCGTCTCGGATATTCTGAGCTTGTACGAGCTTGTTTGCCGCCTGAGTATTCTGAGATAGAGCCTCGCTATACATCTCGGTATAGTTTTTCTGGAATATTTCGGCTCTCTGCTTCTGGATAGTCTCTTCTATCTTAGCCTGTAGCTTATCATATTCCTGTATAACGCCGTCTATCTGATTGATTTCTATGCCTGTAGCCTGCTCCAGCTCGCCGATGATAAAGTTGACTCTGTCCTCATAGCCTTTTTTGACTTTGCCGTTCTGATCTACAAGCCCTTGAAGCTCTTTGTAGAGTGTCTCGGTCTTGTAGGTTTTTGCAAGGTCAATCTCAGTCTGCTCTCTTGCAGTTGAGCGCAGCTCGTCCATTTTCTTGATATCTTCCTCGACACCGTCCGAGAGCTCTTTTGATTCGGATGTCAGTACACTGAGATATCCCTGTGTCTTAGCATCCTGAGCCGCTCTTCTCAGTGTTGGGATCTTATCAATTAGCCATTTTGCACCAGTTTCAATGTTTTTAATGCCGTTTCCGAGTATCTCGACAGCTGGCTTCATTGCTGTTACAAAGTTTCTGATGCCGTCGCCTATAGGCTTGAGAGTGCTTTTTATTGCTGGGAGCTTCTTGACACCTTTGTCAACTACCTTCTCAATCTTCGGCAGGAGGACTTCTCCGAGCCTTGATAGTTCGAGCTTTAGGTTATTGAGAGCTATCTTTGTCTTGTCTGGCGCGTCCTGCGTAGCTTCAAAGGTATTCGCTACTACGTCGCCGAGCCCATCATATCCGCTGACAAGGTCGTCAATGCTGAATCTCTGCTCACGTATTGCCTGAGTGATAGCAGCTGCGCCCTTCTTGCCGAAGAGGTCTGATGCTGTCTGGAGAGCTTCGGTCTCGTCTGTGGTGTTCTTTATCGCTGAGATAGTCTCACCGAGTGCCTGCGTCATGGTCTTGCCATCTGCCGCAGCGTTTTGCTGAGCCTTCTTCAATCCTGCAAGAGCTGTACTTGCTTCGATACCGTTCTCCTCGAACTGTCCGAGAAGCTCCGCACTCTGGCGGATATCGAAGCCCATTTCCTTGAATGTCGCCGAGTTGCTGAGGAGCTCAGACTCTAAGCTGTTGAGGTCTTTGCCTGTCCGCTGTCCTACGTCAGTGAGAGCATCGAGAACGCTTGCAGTGTTCTTCGTGTCCTCTTGGAATGCTTTCATTATTCCGCTGACGTTCTTCACGCTGGAGCTGACAGCTGTATTATTTATCTGAGAATACTTGAGGAAGCTCTCAGTCATATCCTCGAGCTCTTCGTCAGTGACTTTGAATCTGGTGTTTATCTCACCGATGGCATCTCCGACGTCGTTCATCTCGACAGGCATCGACGTGAATACATTGTCCGCTGACTTCTGGAGACTTGCGAGAGCGTCGCCTGTAGCTCCTGTCTTGCTGATAATAGTATCATAGCCTGCGTCTATCTCTTCCCATGCTTCCTTTGCGGACTTCATGAGCTTCTCGAAGCCGTCCGCTGCAAGGTTAGCGAGTACGTTCTTTAAGACTGTATATCCCTCTGAGCTATCCTCTGCCTTTTTGCCAGAGTCTGCGACTTCTTTTCCAGTCTTTTCGGCTGAGTCGCCTGCCTTTTTGTTTGAGTTCGTGAAGTCATCAAGAGCTTTCTCGGCAGATTCTATCTGTCCCTTTGTGATCTCAATCTCACGCTGATAGGCTTTGTAGGCGTCCTCTGTGACTGTACCGTCTGCGAGTCCCTTTTTGAGATTTTCCTGCTCAGAGACGAGAGCTTCAAGTTTCTTTTTGCTGTTCTCGACTACTTTTGAGAGCGCTTCCTGCTTCTGCTTCCAGAGTTCCAGTGAATTCGGAGCTTGTTTGAGAGCTTGGTCGATGCTTTTGAGCTCCTGCGTAGTCTTTTTCGATTCAGCGTTGACGTCTTTGAGCTTTTTCGATAGATCGGAAGTATCAGCGCCTATCTCGACGGTGATGCCGCCTATCTTGGTTTTTGCCATTTATCTCACTTCCTTTTACTGCTGACTTGCTATGATTTGAGCTATAGCCGCTCGGTCTGGCTTTGTCTGGACGTTCGCAAAGGCTCTCTCGAGGTACTCTCTGCCCTCGTCTGACTTATTGCAGTTATAGATAATAGCGTCACGGTATAGCCTCCAGAACGTCAGGACGTCCATTTTTTTAAGCTCTGAGAAGCTATCGTGTGTATATTCACTCACAAGCTTTAGCTCGTGATATACTGTGCTATAGCGTGTCTCAGGGACGTCTCCCTCGACGTGCGGAGGATAGTACTCCTCACGCTTGCGGAGTTCTTTGAGCCATCCACTGAGGACGATTCGAGCCTTGATTATGTCTACTGCATCAATGTAGGCTCTGGCTTCTGGTCCGCCGCTCGTGAGCCAGTCGCAGAGTCCTTCTGTGACTTCACTGTCGTCTACTGCATGATATATGTGATAGTAAGCTTCCACCGTCGGAGGAGGGAGCTTCACTGTTTTGCCGTTGTTAAATAAATACTTGAGCGTCTCCATCGGTTCTCCTTTTAGAAAAAAGCGGACGACTCTTGAAGCCGTCCGCCTTTACGTCTTACGACTTGGTGACTATGACTGTATAGGTGTTCATGCCAGTTGCTGATGTAAGCTGAATTGAAACGATATTTTCGCCTGTCTGCCATGTAGCAGCTGTGCCGCTTGTATGGCTATTGCCGTTTACTGTGATAACGATATCAGTGCCGCTTGCTGCTGTTGCTGTGATAGTATTTGTGGAGTCTGTTGTCTCGGTTGTGTAGTTATTAACTGTTGCGTCGAAAGTAGGATCGAGTGTGAGTGAGCCGAGAGTCAGAGCTGTGAGCACTGGAGTGCCTG